TCTTCCCGAATAAATGTGTGGTGCAGCATTTGAAGTTCCGTAACTGAAAGGTGCACCTGCTAATATTATATCACCCTTTCTGTTTATATCTACGGATGTACCTACACCGTCCATCCACCTAACTTTTGTTGGTTGCGTATCGTGTGTTGTTCCAATGCCGGTAACGCCTATTTGTTCAGTTACAGATACGTTACTCGTCCACGTCGTACCACCTGTAGTTAAAGTTGAATTATAAAAAACGTGTGCATTACCCGTATACTTATAATCTGTACCTTGTTGTACATGTCTCGTGTAATACCAAATATCTCTAAACGACGGTTCACCTATAATTATACTTTTACCGTAATTCGAAATACCTAACGAGTACCCGAAATAAAAGTTTTTATAATCCGCGGGTGTTGATGATGTTAGAGTACCTGATAGGGACGATATTTCCTGTACTCCTTCGTATTCTGAACTTGAGCTATTCCATTTATATATCCAAACTTTACCTTCTGAAACAGGGTACGAAAACCCAGATGGTGTTAGTGTATTATGGAAAGGTGCGCCTATAGCTAGAATCGAACCATCTTGGTGTGATAAAGCGACCGCGTGTCCAAACCCACCACCGTTCGATTTTGTTATATCGGACCCTCTTTGTGACCAACCGGTTCCCGAACCGTCTTTCGTATATACGCGTACTTTACCGGTCGTGTCCGATCTAGAACCGAACCACGTACCGGGTCCACCTATGACTACCATTTCAGCATTGTCTGTTCCGTCGAGTGACCTACCAAAATCTTCACCTGACGAACCCGATATTGTGGCTTCATGGCTCCAAAGTTCTGTTGTAGTGTTATAAACGTATACATTACATAAATTATTAAGCGGTTCACCCGTGAACATTCTCTGAACTGTACCTTTAATGCCTCGCGATAAATTTGAAGTTGTAGGTACAACGTATCTTAACGCATGTGACTCGTCTGCATCTGCGTCATAATATGAGGATCCGGATCCTTGGTTGTTTGCATTGGTAGATGACGACGACGACATATATAAATTTATGTAATATATTAATTATTATATTTTAACACTTTAATTTTCGGTTGAGTTTTGCCACGATGGGGCGGCAGCATTTTGTGTTCCAATTGAAATTGTATTTGTTGCTTCTGCTGTGACTGCACTTGCAGTTACGCCTGTTAAATCGGAACCATCACCATTAAATTTGGTCGATTTTAAGGTTCCTGTAGACGGTTGGTATAATAATACACTTGCATCTGAGTGTAGTTTAATGTCAACAGTACCACTATTGACTTGTGCATTTGAAAATGGAATCAATAACTCATCAGATGAATTTGTATCTGATATCTCTATTGTATTAGGTATTATATCACTCGAACCATTGAAAGCGACGTTTCCAATTTTTCTTGCGGTTGATAATATATCTGCCGATGCGGCATTCCCGGACCAAGTCAGTGAAGTTAACGTGTTAGATTTATCGTTTGAATCGATTATTTTTAAAGTACTTGAACTTGGATTATATTTTATATGATTACTAGTATCTGTCCTCAAATCAGAACCTGTTGTAAAAAGAAGATCTCGATCAGCATCTGTATTATCATCGCTTATTGATATGGTCGCAGTAACTGTATCCCACGATATGGCGCCATCTGTACCTACACTTTTTAAGTATTTGGTACCACTTGTATTTGGAGGAATTACAGTCATATCACCTGTACCGTTTCCGGCTAATAACGAATTTGTTGCAATTGAAGTATGACCGGTACCTCCGTACGGTACAGTAAGTTCCCCCGATGATACGTTACTTGCATTTAAAGCCGATATACCTGAACCCGGTCCTACTAAATTTGTTGCAGTTATAGTACTTCCACTTATCGTGTTTGAACCTGATATGGTTCCTACCATCGGTCCTACAAGACTTGTACTTGCAGTTATAGTACTTCCACTTATCGTATTTGAACCTGCTATGACCCCGACTATGTTTCCACTCGCGGATATATTTGTAACTGATGTTGTTCCCGTTAATGTCGGACTTGCCGATAATACGTTATTTCCGGCAGTACCTGTAACTTCAGTGGCACCCGTCCCACCATGTGTTTTGTCCACTTGACCTGTTATGGACGATGCGCCTAAATTGACTAAAAGTTTTTTAGCATTATCTGAACCACTATCAAAAACTATACCACCATTTGTAAGGAGATCAACACTAAATGTTCTATCACCCGAACCGTTAAATGTACCGGAAGAACTCGCTAAACCGTTACCTGCAGTGAGTGATCCGGGCGTTGGTGAAGCTTCTTCACTAACTGATGTCCATACGGGATTAGCGTCTGCCCCTGCCGATTTTAGATACTTAGTACCAGTGGGATCTACGGGTAATGCCGTAAATGTATTAGACGAGTTCGCAAATATTATACGACCATGTACAAGATCATTTCCTGTTAGACCCGTCCCGCCTTTACTAGCGGGTAATGTTCCCGATATACTTGTATCGTCTAATTTAACACCTAGTTTACCACTATCAAACTCTAAACCACCGCTTGTTTTGAGATCGATTTTGAGTTCTGTACTATCAATGGCTAATCCATGGTTTGCCTTTAGATCGAGCGATAACGTATGTTCGGAACCTTCACCGGCCGATCCCGACATGTCTAAACCATCACCTGCAGTTACGGTTTTAACATAGTTCCCGGACGTTTGTGATCCTAGAGCGACGTCCCCGGTTCGAATCGCGTTCCCTCCTATTGATACTGTACCCGAAGATTCTGTTATTGCCGTACTTCCTAAACTAATACCTGTAAACTCTGGTGAATCTTCCGTTCCTAGTCCAAGAGCTGAGGCAGCTGCAGACGCACTTGTCTGCCCCGTCCCTCCATCACCTATAGCGAGTGTACCTGTAATGGCTGACGCACCTACATCGACTTTAAGTTTATTAGAACCGTCAAAAACTAAACCGCCGTTAGTCGTTGTATCGACGGATAATGTATGTGCTATATTTTCACCGGAAGTTGCACCGGTACTCGCAATACCATTGCCTCCCGTTATAGTTTGTACGAAATTACCGGTCGTGTGTGTACCCATAGTTATTAAATTGTTTAGGGTAGTTGCACCTGTTCCACCATCACCTACGGCGAGTGTACCGGTTATGGACGATGCTTGTAGATTAACAGCGAGTTTGTTTGATTCAAAAACCAAACCACCATCTGCTTTTGTATCGACGGATAATGTATGATCCGTATCCTCACCACTGGTTCCTGCTGTACTTGCAATACCATCACCTCCCGTTATAGTTCCTACGAAATCACCCGTTGTATGCGTACCCATAGTTATTAAATTGTTTAGTGTAGATGCACCTGTACCTCCGCGTGCAATTGCGAGTTCTCCGGTAGTAATATTACCGGCACTTAAACTTGTTAAACTAGACCCGTCACCTACGAATTCGGTTGCGTGTACGTTTGTTCCTACGATGACATTACCCGTGGTTGTTATGGACTCGGCGGTGTTCGTAAAACTTGTCGTGAGTGTTGTTACATTCCCTTGGTTAACGGCTTGTTGTAGTGTAGCTACACCCGCGGTATTCGATAATAACCCTCCGTCGCCTAAAAAGAATTTATTGTTTCCGACGGTGACGTTACCCGACGTTTCTAAAGAGACGTTCGTATTTGTAAGCGTGATTTTGTTTGATGCAGTTCCACCGGCCGTTGTAACTTGTTGGAGATTACCTACAGAACCACCAACACCCGATATATTCGATAAACCACCTCCATCGCCATGGAATACGGCATTATCTAAAACAATATCTATGGTAGCCGTGTTTCCATTTTCTAGTGCATCCTGAAGTGTGGAAGCACCTGAACCTTTAAACTTCTGTATGTTACGACCAGTACTACAACCAGGCATTCTTACAAATACGTGTGATTAAAATTTAGATGTTTATGAAACAGACACCCTTTTTGAATGTTGTCTCAGTTTGTTCTTGGGAATCGTGTAAAGGTATTTTAAACCCACCTTGTTTGTATACCTTGAGACGTTTTTTATACATGGCATGACATATTGACCATTGGTCGAAAATATCGTAAATGTGCGGGTTATTCTTTTTACCGTGTGTCTCACGCATGATTCGTCCTATAGACTGGACTATATCGGATTTGGGTGTCGCTAAAATAACCGTATCGAGCGTGGGTATATCGAGACCTTCGTGCGCCTGACTGAACGTTGCGAATATGATTTTCTTTTTACTCGATTCCGCTAAGTCGGCTTCTTTCATGCCGCCCATGTATAGACCAGACGTCCTTTTAAAACTTTGGTGGAGGACTTCGCAGTGATGGCGACGATCGCTCAAAATAAGAACCTGTCGCGTTGTTTTTGTTATATCCTTTATGAGTTTTGCAATAACAATGTTCCTTTCCCGATCTTCCGTAAGTTCCGTTATTAGGGTCGCGAGTGATAGTTTACCGAAACGCGTACACGGGGGTGGATCGTTAAATCTCTGACACGTATACTTAATTGGGAAAACCTCGACCTGTTCCTGGTTTTCGCGTTCGACGGAAAAGAATGTTGGGCCCATGAACCAGTGAAGAACCTTTGTGAGTCCGTCCTTCCGCGTGGGTGTTGCCGATAATCCGAAAACGTGTTTGGGGCACATTTTGAAAAGGGATTGTGAAAATACCTTAGCGCATATATGATGTGCTTCATCAACAATGAGTGTACCTACAGTATCGAAATCGTTAAACGAATATTCTTTGAGTGATAAAGATTGGAGCATTGCAATGATAAAGTCACACTCGGTTTCCTTTTTATTCTGCTGAACTATGCCTATGGAAGCACCCGGGCAAAATTGTTGAATTCTTTCTTTCCACTGATTCGCTAAAAACTCTTTGTGAACGACAATCATGGTTCTGTATCCGAGTTTACACGCTATAGCCAAGGATACTGTCGTCTTACCAAACCCGCATGGAAGTGAGAGAACACCGTGACCCGCTTTAAGTGCTTCCGCCATAGCATCGTTTTGACGTGTTTCGTCACGAAGTTTTCCATTAAATTTAATTGATATTTTAACTGGCTCGGGACGACGATCTTCTTTTGGGGGTCCGAACTTATCTTCGCCGTAATATCGGGGAACGCATAGACCTGATTTTGCTTTTCTGAATACCTTAAAGGGAGGCGGAGGAAATCCGAACTCGGTGTTTATGACGGCACGAACCGTGAGTTCCTTTTTGATTTCTGGTGTCTCACCTGTGAGATATCCCGAACGTGTAAGACTCATTTATTACTATTAGTCTTTAAACTTTATGTACTTCAAAATCCACGAATATCCACTATGTTCGTGGGCGTTCCAAACGCCATTAAACTGAATTTCCGTAAGAACGGTATCACCCTTTTTTAACGATTGGACCGGTGTATCACCATCGACGTTACACATAACGCGCCTGTACCTAAACGGAACCTTTATTCTTAAAACGTTACCTTCGAGAGGATCATCTAGTTTTTTAGGAAATAAAATAAATTTTTTTTTATGTCGGTGTAATTCCCTGATATAATCTCTCACTTTATCTGGTAAAGTGATTCTTAAATATTTTTTTTCGTTATATTCGTACATGGGTTCGTATACAGTTGCTTCTACGGGAAATGTCATTTTATAATTATTGGTTTAAATCTATAAGTAAGTTCGTTTTGGGTGAGTGTATAACATGTCTTGTGTTATACCATAAAAGATAATGAGAAGAAACGTAAGTATGGTTTGTGTATCGAGATACTTGATACCTTTAATCATGATAAACAGGTTTAGTAATATATGCATTGGGAACGGTTTTTCTGGACCGTATCTCGTATAGTATCCAAACATTGCACTGAGTGAAATCATGAGCGCATTTACTGTACTACCATATGACGGTTTATATACGAACCATGCCGTGTATAAAATAGCGACGTACGAAATAAATATCGATCGTCTAAAAAATTCCCTGGTACTATCGACAATTTTTAGAGGTTTCTTTTCTATAAGTCTTGACTCCCAATGTGGACCAAGTATGAGGTACGAAAAGTATAAAATGATAAATATTTGCCACATATCACCTGTTATTATATACATCCGAAAAATTTTCATAGTGTAATGTAAGATGGCACTATGTTTATCAACGAAAATGCCCATAAAAATACCATCCAAGCAAAAGTCTAGGACATGGAAGTTTGCTGGTGAATTTTTATTAAGGAAACAGTTTCAACAAAATCAGGCTGATTTCGGAAAATGGACGAAGAATCAACTTGTTGAACTTGGACCTACCTTTGTTAAAATAGGTCAAATTGCCTCGTCTCGCGTTGATTTATACCCGTTAGAGTTTACGCAACAACTTGAATCTTTACAAGATAATGTACCTCCCATTAATAAAGACGTTGTTCGTTTAATGGTTAGGCCTCACTTAAATAGTAACATGTTTTCATTTTTTGATTACGAACCGTTTAAATCAGCAAGTATAGGACAGGTACACAGGGGAACATTAACAACGGGTGAAGAGGTTATAATCAAACTTAAACGACCGAATATATACAACATAATGAAAAACGATACCGATAATATAAAACAAATTGTTGAGTTTCTTGAAAAAACGGGTATAGATACGGGTGCAAATACGGGGTACGTTCTCGATGAATCTATAGATTTCCTGCTTGCAGAATCAGATTATATTAAGGAGATAGAAAATGCGAAGAAGTTTAAAAAAAGATTGAAAAAAGTTTCTTGGATGAAGATTCCTAAAGTATACGATGAATTGTGTACGGAAAACATGATAGTTATGGAATACGTTCCTTCGGAAAAACTTGATAATATAAGTGATTCGCGCGTAAATAAGAAGAAGGTATGTGAAGCTCTTTTGAATTCGTATGTTATTCAAACTATGGATAAGGGTTTTTTTCACGCTGATCCACACCCGGGTAATTTAGGTTTTTCGGGTAACGGTAAACTTGTTTTTTACGATTTCGGACTTGTTATAGACATTTCAGATGAAATGAAAGAAGGTTTTAAGGAAATGTTTGTGCATATAATAAATAAGGATACAAAAGGCATTGTTGATGTACTCATACGTTTGAGAGTTATTTTACCAACGACTAAAGATACGAGTGATATTGAACTCTTTTTTAAAACAACACTCAATTACCTTGAAACACTCGATGGTAATAATTTGAAAGATGAAATATTAAACGATGATACTTTACTCAAATTGGCACAAGAAAAACCGTTTATTATACCCACGTCGTTTGTATATCTTGCAAAGACATTTTCGACTATAGAAGGGACGTGTGTAAAACTTGACCCAAATTTTACTTATTTTGAGTATCTCGAACCAATAATACGTGATCAGGTATCTGATGTTATAGATATAGGAGGAATGTTTTCAACCGCGACGGAAATGCCTACACGTGTAAAGAATATAAGTACGGCGGTTTTAGGAATGGAACAATCTAGGGCGTCTATGAAACGGTCTATAGAAAGAACAAGGCGGGAAATGAGATACGTGCAATATAGTGTTTTATCGGCTGTATTTGCAGGTAACTTGTTAGAACAATACAAAGAGGTGTCTATATTCTTATCTTTATTAAGTCTCGATTTAGCATTTAGGGCTTTTCGTAAAAATCGATAGCGGTTGTTTCTGTGGTTGGTGTTTTTTTACACTGTTTTTGGTCACTAAAGAAGTCCTTGTGTTTATTAAATATATTCTTGGTACGTTCAATTTCATCCTGGGCAATTTCTTTCATCCTATCTTTCATACCATCGAGTTGTTCTTGTCTCTCTTTTCGAAGTTTTTTACCAAACTTCTTAAACTTTTTTTGCGTGGACGCAAAGTTAGTGGCTGCTGTTGAAAGTGAAAACATTATTTTACTTAATATTATCCGATATTTTTAATCCTAATAATTCTATCTTTTTATTAAATTCTCTTCTTTCACCAATGGAATCAATTGGAGTTCCTTTGGCGATAGCTTCAATTTCTGGACCTGATAGTTGAATTGAATTCATTCTGAAATCCATGAACGCTTTCATGGTTACGGGAACGAGTGGTTTGACGAGTTCGTAAATGGCCTCTGCGTATTCCCTAATTTCTTTTTGGGCATTGATTTCCATTCTGAGACGGAGGTAATGCATGAGATTGTGTAAATCTATTTTCCAATAAAATTCGGTATAAGTTGATTGTGTAAGCGTACCTCGCGCCTGTTCCCTACAACACCCGTCGTCGAGTAGATAGTTGTATATTTCGAACGAATTATCGAAGTGTTTATCTAACGTACGTGTTCGTTCACTATCAATATTAATTTCACCGTTTGAACCCTGGTGATTTACTTTTGACTGACCGCGTAGAACTTCGGGTTTATAATATTGTTCTGGAACAATTGAATATCGAGCTGAGTATTCATTAACACTTGCCATTCTATGACGCATGTGTTGACGTGCAATGTATATAGGCATTTTGATATGAAACTTAAATTCGACCATTTCAAACGGTGTGTTGTGCCAATGACGCATTAAATACCGAATAAGGCCTGTATCCCCTCGAGCTGTTTTTGTTCCTTCTCCGTAAGATACTCGAGCGGCTTGAACGATTGCTGCATCGAGGTTTGTCTGAGGCATGTGATCGATAAGTCTAACAAACCCGTGATCAAGTACTTTTTTCTCCATGTAGTATAAATACTAACAAAATCTTTAATATGTTAACCGATTATGACATTCGTAAAAAAATTACCCAACTTCGTAAAAGTGAGGGTAAAATATATGCACCACTCAAATATTTCAGGGGGTTAAGTTCGCTTAAAAATGTTGAAACGAGGTACAAAAAGATGATAAAAAAAGATTATACACCTTTTAAAACGGATAAAAATGTTAAAACGAGAACGTCGAGTTATACCATGAAGTTTCGTAAAAAGTATCCCGGTGTAACGAAACTCAAAGATATATCTAAAGTGACGGGTATACCATTAAAAACGTTAAAAACAGTGTACGACCGTGGTTTAGCTGCATGGCGAACGGGACACCGACCAGGTGCGAGTCCACAAGCATGGGCGTATGCGCGTGTACACAGTTTTGTTGTTAAGGGAAAGACATATTACACCGCCGATAAAGATCTAATTTAATAAATTAAAGACAATTACCCTATTTATATCAATGACGTACAAAGTTGGAGATAATGCAATTCTATTGAAAGAATTAGACTCCGAATCTATAGACATGATATACATGGATCCTCCATATAACACGGGTCGTAATTTTTATTACTTTCAAGATAAATTTTCCGATTTTCCATCGTTTATGGAAGTAAGGATTAAAGAGTGTCACCGCGTGATGAAATCGAATGCAAACATCGTGATACACGTTGAACCACGAATATCACATCATATTCGGAACATATGCGATAAAATATTCGGTGAAAAAAACTTTAAAAACGAGATTGCATGGATTTGCGGTGGAAATGCAAAGAATAAATATCAACTTGGTAGAAATCACGATACTATTATTGTGTATGGAAAGTCTACAAAGTCTAAATTCTATCCAATGTATAAACCATATAGCGCTGAATACTTAAAAAAATTGAAATTGTGTCCACATAATGACAAATATTATTCGACATCGGCGGCACACAATTCTCAACCAGAAGTAAATCCTCGACCTAATTTAAGATACGAGTGGAATGGTCATACTAAACAATGGTATATTTCAAGAGATAAGATGGAATTATTACACAACGATAATAGGCTAGAATATAATAATAACGGTATTCCTAGAATAAAACGTTTTGCAGACGAGATGGAAGGTGTTCCAATTCGAGATACATGGGATGACGTATCATCGATCCAAAATGGTGAAAAGACGAAATACGCTACACAAAAACCTGTGAAACTTCTTGAGCGCGTGTTGTCTCTATACAGTCAAGAGGGCGATGTATGTCTGGACCCATTTGCTGGTTCTGGGACTCTTGGTCGAGCTTGCAAGTCAATGAATCGTGAGTTTGTTCTTCTTGATATAAATCCGGAAGGGAAGGTGATTTTTGAAAATGGGATTGCTGCTGACTGTCCCGTTTAGAATTTTCGAGCGAAACCATGATCTCCTTAGCTTTACCTGTAAATTTCTTTTTTACTCCGGCCGGGACTTCTCCACCGCAAAACCCAGGTTTTTTAGCGTTTTCGAGATAGGAAATTGGTATTGCTAGATAGTTCCATTGATCTGGGTCACTGTAAATTGTCGGTAGTACGAAAAGAACAACATCGAACGAATCTGTTGAATACCTAACTTGACCATTATGAGCGCCTGCATTTTCGTTTTTACCTGTAGTTCTTCTAGTCTGTTCCATGTGCAGTGCTTTACCGCCACGATATTTCACCTGGATTTTAAGACCATTCGTTGATAATAAATCATACTTTTCCTGTTGACCTTTATTATCATTTGGTGCGGGTACAGTTTCTATACCACATGTTTCTTTTAACCATTTAGGCACTATAATCCGTTCGGTGGGGTAGGCGAGAAATTTCCCTATTTCGCGGGTATCTCCCCCAGCAATAAGCTCTCTAAAACCGAGTATAACCATTTTTTCAAGTTCAGATTCTGTCATTTTTATAATTAAAAGTTTTATTTTCTTTAAACGTCTTAAGACGAAATTGGACACTATAAAAACAGTGTACGATCGTGAGCATGCGCGCGTACACAGTTTTGTTGTAAGTTAAATACGTATTATACGGTCGAAAACAATTTAGATTATGTTAAAGATATGGTGGTATTTAAAATATAAAATGTTTCTGTCATGGACAACTTTCATACAGGATTGTTCGAATACTTGAAATTGGAACATACCACTCTAAGCGATAGATTACAATATAGGCACTGGTCTAATTTACTATGGGGAGGAGTATTGTTATTGGGGTTGTTAGTGAGCCGTCTTACATGTTTATGCGGACTACCTTCTGACTGTGTTAGTTTTGAAATAAAGGGCATAGAGTATCTTTTTGTATATGGTTATGTAGCTGGAGTTATAATTAATATCGATAGTGATAGAGGTAGTGTTTTAAGACGTTGGTGGTTTTGGTTAATTTATATTGTGTCCGGTGTTATTTTTTCAGCCATTGGTGAGATAAAGGCGATGCAGTGGTCAGTAAATCAAGGAGTTACTTGGACACCCTATATAATAGGTACAATATCAGTAGTGAGTGTAATTGTTTTGTCTTTAATTTTTCAGATAGTTTTATATTATCGTAATATACAATATTACATAACAATCGGTTTAATTTATATAGTTAGGGCTATTCAGATAGTATTGGCATTGAGTGTGCCCAAAGATAAAGAGTTGATTTTGGACCTTCCTCCAAGACATATCCATTATATCCTACACTCTAAACTAGAAATCCATCATTATTGGTTAGCGTGGAATATAATATTATTGTGTTCAATTACAAACAGTTTATATAATGATATTTTATTGGCTGTTTTCACGAGTATTTTTGTTCAAGGAGTATCCGTGTATGGCGCGGCACCACTAGTAAAATACGAGGGACCTCGGAAAATTGTTTAAAGATACGGTGGTATTTTAAAATATAAAATGTTTTCTGTTCGACCAATTCCGGTTAGTGTTTATACCCCGAAACGGGTTATTTCTGTTAAAACGCGTGCCCAGAGTTTCAAGGTTACGCTCGATACACCCGATGGTGAAGAGGTTATAAAATGTGACGATGACGAATTTATATTGGATGCAGTTGAAAATCAAGGTATTGATTTACCGTATTCATGTAGAGCGGGGTCGTGTTCGGCGTGTGCAGGTAAGGTTATCGAAGGTAAAATAGATCAAGAAGATCAAAGTTTCCTGGACGATGAACAGATTGAAAATGGATTCGCGATGTTATGCGTCTCGTATCCACTTTCGGATTGTGTTATTAAAACGAATCAGGAAGATGAGTTATATTAATTTTAAGAAAAATATCTTTCAATTACCTCTTTTTGATCGTGATATTTAGATATAGCGTCGAGTTCGATTTCAATAGCTTCAATGATATTGGAGTGTTCTCCTATACCTGCAGGATTTGTTAAATATACTTCGACGTTTGCACGGTGTTTTTCAATCATACCTTCCGCGTGTTTGATTAATGCTTTTAATAGCTGTGCTCTCATTATAGTACTATATTTATACTAATTCTTTAACTAAATCGTCTATACTTTTATAGTACCGTTTAAGATCTTTCATGAACCGTTTACTCTTTTCGAGATCTTCGTCGACCTTTTTATTCTTATAAATATATGCGAGGTTCGATTTCGAGTACCGAGTTCGTTTTTGGTTTTCGTTAGGTTTCCTCGGTACGAGTTTTTTAGACTTTTTCGAAACGCTTTGCATGGGTTCGATACGTTTCGTAAAACTAATGGCTTGCATGACCGTATCGGCAAGATCGTCTTTCTTTTTGGACGCGTTGAATATGGGTATCCAGTGTGCGTTGTTTACGTTACTCCAAATGAATCGTTCACACCTTTCTATCGATGCCTTTTTCCGTTTATTATACATGACTTTACCCGGACCTGCAAAGTCGGGTATTTTGAACCGCGCGTCGTATACGATCGTTTCGGCTTTTGGGTTCCGTATAATAAAATAGGCATGGAGAAAGTGTTCGACTATTTTCATTTTCCGATTCTTATCGGGTTGTTTTTCTATGAGAACCGTATCGGCTTTTAGGATCCATGTTTTTTCGTCCAAATGGTTTCGCATGGAAACAAACAAACCGTCTTTATGTTCAGGAGGTACACCAGAAACATCCCACTGAACAATAAGATTAGAGGTTTCGTCGAGCATACACATGGCTAAGTTGCGTATACCGACGTCGATACTCAAAATCATTAATAATATAAAGAAAAATTTTATCTTTAAGCTTATGTTTTAACGGCAGAAAGCGCCATTGAAAGAGCTATAAGTAATAACATACACGATGAGGCAGATGATACATATTTACCGTGACTTCCTATGAGTGCAATTATTTCACCAAACCCTTTAAAAAGGCCACCTGCACCCTCGCCCAAATCTGCACCTATATCGGCGGCACCTTCGGCGGTTTCTTTTATGGCAGTAACAGGATTGTTATTACCGGTTAGGATCATGAGTGCGCCTACGCCTAATGCACCTTGTATTCCCATTTTAGCTAAACTTGTTTTTTGAGATTTTGATGCTGCTATTACATCGTCATTCTTAGCAAGTGTTTTCGCATCTAATCCATCGGCATTTTTCGTTCCTTTTGTAACTATATCATCGGCTGCCTTTTTTGGAGTTCCGAATCTCTTAATGGCGTCTTTTGCTTTTTTACCACCTGCCGAGAGTGTAGCTCCGACATTTCTGCCAACACGACCCATAGCTCTTCCGGTAGTTCTGGCACCACGAGTTATAGCTCCTCTAATATTTCCTGCTGTTGCAGCAGCTCGTGCAGCAGCTCTTGATCCTGCAGATGCAGTTGAAGACACTGTATCTCCAGTACCTTTTGTAAAACCTTTAACCGCCATTTTATTTTAATATAGATATACATTTTAATCCTGGGTTAAATTTGTTTTCACAACATCCTTAATTTTTAGGTACGCGTATACTTTATTCATGGTTTCATCGTCGACGTCCAAATTAAGGTGTTTGTACCCGAACCTATCGACCTCGACGTATTTCGGGTCGAACTCATCTGCTAAGAAACCTACGTCTGAACCTTGTAACCTATATGTTAATAAAGCGTTATCGTTCCAATCGAACGTGTATAGATTTATACCAGGAACAGGAAAATCTTTCCTAACGAGTTTAATGTTCTTTTTGAGTCGTCTATCACTTTGTTTACGTTTTCTTTTCTGGTTACGAACGAGAACTGATCCCGAAAAAAATTCCGCGACCTTTTGACCCTTAGAAACTTTACAATCTTTGTTTGTTTGTTGATCAACAAAATCGACACCCTTTTCATCGCAATATTTTTTCGTTATCATACACTCTTCTTTCCCGTTTCGTATGTTATATTGGAATCGGGGTACATTCGTTATACCCGGTGTATGTTTATCGGCACGCGTTTCGGGGAAGTGACACCATTGGTATAATAAAGTGTTTGCGCGCGCGCATACCTTTCGTCCCCCACTATTTCTAGTTACACGCCAAACGAGTTGTTCCGGTGGACTACGTTCCCAAAACTTACCGAATAGGTTATGTCCTGAACTAAAGTTTCTAAATTTACCATTCGATGTAAATGCGGGTTGTGATATAGGGTTAGATATACCTTCTTGACACCCTGAAAATGTAATATCGCACACCTTTTCTCGTTCGTTCCAACGTGTAAGACCTGGTTTACCGTATTTACTTGGTATTTCCGTACACAATTTTTTCATTGCGTAATCGTAAGCGTTATCTAGTTCGGTATCTGTTGGTATTCTTTTAGAAGACATTATTGTTAGTGTTACCACCTGTTACTAATACGATCGAAAATAATAATAATAAAATGCACGATAGAGAGGACGAAAATAATGAAACCACATTGAAATTATCATCTTTATCACTTGGAATGTTACCTAACCCTGAAAATTCATTTTGAAATGTATCTGTCAAATCGGTCGCGTTAATTTCATATTCCCACCCGTCTTCTATTCCTATACTCCGTAAATATTCGTTTTCGTATTCTATATATTTATCCACCCACTCGTTCCGTTCGTCAAAGTATGGTATACCTTCCTCGTCGAAATCATAAACAAACATTTCGGGGTAAAATAAAACCTTTTCATCCATAGCTTCGGGGTAATCCATTTCTTTAAACGCTGCGCGTAATGCATCGTCGAAATCCTTCGTGATTTGGTCGACGTAATCTTTATGGAATAGTATCAGTATACCTCTATCGTCTTTTATATCTAAAATGGTATTAAATATCGTAAACGCGAGATCGGCCAAGAAAACAATACCACCAATAACTGCGCCAGCAGCACATCCCGCCGGTCCTGCGGCACACCCACCCGCTGTTATGGCAGCGGATCTTGCACCAGATTTAGCAGCAGTCGTACCAATTGTTTTTGCACCCTGTTGTATAGCCTTTTTAGTCATTTGTTTACCAGCAGCTTCAGCAACTTCCATACCGACTTTGTTTGCGGCTTTTCCAGCAAACAATTGAGTCATGCGTTTCGATATTTTTTTCTTGATTGCTCCGGAAATACCTTGTTGCAATTTTTGTAACGTTTTTTTCGAAATGGCTTTGTCATACTTTCTAAAAGCAATGTCCAGTGCCTGTTTACCTCCGAAATTATAAATCGTTCCATACACCGCATTTTCAACAGCACCCGTAATTGCCATGGTGACGAGAATATCTTGTGTAATAATCAGGCCGGTATTTTCCGAGTTGAGTATGTTCGTGTTCACATAATCTCTACCCTGATATGACCGTTGTATATCATCCAACTCGGTCATTATTATATTACGTATAAAAAAATATAAACGTATAACAAATGTCACTCGCGACTGATAAAATTTTACTGACTTTAGTCGGTGTTGTTATTGCACTTATAATTTATTATGCTACGAATAAGAGTAGTGGGTATTCGAGCCAACCGGCTGATATTAAAACAAAAACGGTTTACGATGAACGAGGTTTTAAGAAAGTTACATTTCAATAAATTATTATTTTATATGTATACTATAAATATGGCAGATAATACTGGCTTATTTATAGTTTTAATGATTGCGTGTGCAATGTCCATTGTATCATCAGTACTCATGTCGTATACATGTACAGGAGGGACATGGGACTTTGATAATTTCAAAGCTAGTAAATGTGTAGAAATACCAGAAGACGAAACAGATTCTGGTAGTGGTGACGGTAGTGGTTTTGGTGTCGGTAGTGGTTTTGGTGACGGTAGTGGTAGCGGCGACGCTAGTCTTGAAGATATAGATCCAGCTTCTTTAGACAATTCGGAACATTATGCTTTGTGTAGTGGTGCTATTCTTTCAAACGATGCCAAAACATGTTGGAATGAAAGTGATAGAAGTGCAGGTGTACGTTGGGTATGGTCACAGGCACAGGAGCAGGCTTTATGTAAAGGGTATGCAGCAAAGTACCGAATAGTCGTTTCGAGTAATCTGGATGATCATATAAGGAAATACTATTACGATAAAAGTCCAGGTACTGCAAATTCGTTTCGATTTAAAAATTCACCAGCCGGGTTTTTGAAAGGAAAAAATGTAAAGTTTGTTATTACTGCATTGACATCAGAGGATAAAAGAGTTATAACACCAGTTACCGTTGAATTGGATGCGAGTGAATCGACAGATGATTGTGATGAAATAGGCGCGGGTACAGCTATAGACTGGTCCGAAATGAAAGATTTACCAAAACCATCTGAAGCACCACCTCCACCACCACCACAAGATTGTTCGGGTGGTACGTGGGTTTTAGATGAAGAGTACGGGTGTTTATCTGACGGTGTAAAACAGGATAAAACTACGTGCGGGCCTTCGTGTATGGAAAAATTCGATAAAAAGGGTGACGATTTTGTTGGTGCGGCACACGGTGGTACGTGTGAATTGACTAAATACGAATTGTTTCAACGAGAATCGTGTAGTGAATACGAAGCTGATGCCCAAATAGATTGTAAATGGAATGATTGGACACCAGCACCCTTAGCGGGTGAAAATGTAGAACCCTATGAAGCGATCGGTATGTCCGGGACGTGTTCAAAAGCGTGTGCGGGTGGTACACAGAGACAAGCTAAGTATGTATCTATGGACGACGAAAATGTTAATAGTGATGAAGTTTGTGGTACGCAGATACAAACAGTGGCGTGTAACACACAACCTTGTCCTATAAATTGTGTGGGTAATTGGTCGTGTCCTCAGTGGTCATACAAAGAAAAAATTGGGTCTGGATCGCGATTGGGAGAACGTACATGTACATACGTAGTATCAAAATCAAAAAATTCGACTGGTACAGCATGTCCTCACACACACGGTGAGACGAAGTATGAAGACAAAGCTTTTTTCTGCGATTTGTATAAATGTGGTCCTAAAAACAGGTCGACATGTTATAATTGTGATAATATGCCTTGGCCATAATGGATTGTTAGTAATTGAGTTTAAAGAAAAAAATCAAACTCATGTTTATATACGCATGTGGTGTTGGTGGTGTTGCCATCCATTCGAAGGTACGTCTTTAAGTATGCCGTATAAACATGACGAACGTCGTAACAAATTTTATACGTCAGGTAACTTCTGTTCGTGGAGTTGTATGAAAACGTATGCCATAGATAAGTACGGGTGTAACCGTGGTGGACTTATATGTGGTAATATGGTTATGATGCGTCGTAAACAATTTAATAAGATAGGTACGATAAAAC